AAATGGGCACCAAGCGCATCTTCACCTATGACGCCCAGGGCGGCATCGCGCCTGCCTTCATTGCCCCCGATCCGCGCCAGGCCGGCCTGATCCTGTCGATCATCAGCAAGATCGTCGGCGAGATTTACCAGACGGTCGGCATGTCGGGCGAGCGCACCAAGCAGGACAATGCCACCGGCATCGACAACAGCTCCGGCGTCGCCAAGGCGTATGACTTCGACCGCATGAACGCCATGCTGGCGGCCAAGGCCAAGAGCCTGGAGGTCATCGAGAACAAGCTGGTCGCCCTGGTGAGCCTCTACAATTCCGAGGGCGACCCCAACACCATCTTCACCGACCCGGACATGAAGCTGGTCACCTATCCGGCCAACTTCGACGTGCGCGGCCTTTACGATGAGTTCGAGATCGCATCGTCTCTCGCCATGATGGGCGCCCCCGACGAGGTGCGCCGCAAGCAGATGGAACAGCTCATCGACAAGCTGTTCCCGTCGCTGACCAAGAACGTCGTCGAAGAGATCAAGGCGAGCGTCAACAAAGATTGGCCGCCCGCCGACCCCACGCTCCAGTCCACCGGAGCGATGCCCCCGTTCAGTCCCAAGCCCGCAAAGCCCGCGCCCACCAAGGCCGGCACCGGGTCGGGGACGAACAACAAGCCTGCTCCCAAAACGAGCAAGCCCCAGAAGTAGCCTAAAGCCTGCCCGGGTCCGAGAGACTGTGACCCCAATAAAAACCCGCGCCGAGAGACTGGCAAAGGAAGACCAAAGTGCCCCCCGATGAACTGACCCCCGAAGCAATCGCTGCTGCGGAAGCTGAAGCCCAGCGCCAAGCCGACGAAGCCGCTGCTGCTGCCGCCAACAACAATAACGACGACGAAGCCGCCAAGGCTGCGGAGCTGGCAAAGCTGAAGAACCAGGCCGAAGCAGACGAAGCTCGCGAAGCCGAGCGCAAGGCTCTGGAAGCCCAGCGCGCAAAGCCCACCGATGCGGAAGCGTCGGCGCTGAAAGAAATCATGAAGTGGAAGGAGCGCGCCAAGAAGGCCGAGGAGCGCGCGGACCTCTTCAAGGACATCGACCCCAACAAGGCCAAGGCCGCCCTTGCCGCCCAGGCCGAAGCGGAGCGCAAGGAAATGGAAGCGCGCGGCGAATACGACCGCATCGTCGCCTCCATCACCGACCAGCACGCGAAGGAACTGTCGGCCCGCGACGAAGAGCTGACGCGCCTGCGCGCCGAGCTGGCCGAGAAGGATGAAGCCGGCAAGAAGAAAGACGTGGCGAACCAGTTCGCCAATTCCCACTTCGTGCGTGAGAACCTGACGATCTCGGGCGCCAAGGTCCAGGTCCTGTTCGGCGATCACTTCGACTTCGTGGGCGATGAGCTGGTCGGTTACGACAAGCCGCGCGGCGCTGCCGAGCGCACGCCGCTGGTGGACGGGCAGGGCAAGTACCTGCAGTTCGACGCGGCGCTGGAGAAGGTGGTCAAGGCCGATCCGGAGTTCGCGAACGTCGCGAAGTCCAAGATTCGCCCCGGCGCCGGCTCCGTCAACAGCGGCCTCAATCACGAGACCCCTGTGGTGCTGAATACCAGCAAGGACAAAATCCTCGCTGGCCTGGGTTCGATCAAGAAGTCTTCGGTGAAGCTTCGCGAATAGCCCAACCCGACAATAAATAACATTCACTGTTGACTGTCAAGGCGGATTCTCGTACAATAGTCACCAGTGAATAAGAATAAGAGGTCTAGGAGGACCCTACACGATGCCGCTGCTTCAGGCTGAAGCCGAAAAACTGTCCAACAACACCCTGGAGCAGGGCGTGATCGAAGAGATCATCGTCCGCGACGCGATGTTCGCGCTGTTGCCGTTCACGCGGATCAACTCCAAGGCTCTCGTCTACAACCGCGAAGCGACCCTGCCGGGCGCCGACTGGCTGTCGCCGGGCGATACCGTCAACGAAGAGGCCGCGACCTTCGAGGAAGTGGTCGCGAAGCTGCGCATCCTGGCGGGCGACGTTGACGTGGACAACTTCCTGCGCGAAACCATGAGCGACACCAACGACCAGTTGGCGACGCAGATCGCGGCGAAGTCGAAGGGTCTGAAGACCAAGTTCCACATCTGCCTGGCCCAGGGCGATGCGACCGCGAACGCCAAGCAGTTCGACGGCCTGCCGAACCTGGTCACCAGCGACCAGACCATCATCGCCGGCGCCAATGGCGCCCCGCTGACCCTGGCCCTGCTGGACCAGCTCAAGCACCAGGTCGTGCTGGGCGCCGATGCGTTCATCATGCGTGCGGGCACCGAGCGCGCCCTCAAGCAGTTGATGCGCGCTGCCGGCGGCACCACGCCCCCGATGATCCAGATTCCGAACTTCAACGGCGCCCCCGTGCTGGGCTTCGATGGCGTTCCCTGCATCATCAACGACTACCTGGCCGGCAACGAGACCCAGGGCTCGAACGCCAACACCTGCTCGATCTACGCCGTTCGCTTCAACGAGAACGACGGCCTGCACGGCCTGTACGGCGGCGACACTGCCGGCGTGCGCGTCGAGGAAGTCGGCACCGTGCAGAACAAGGACGCGCAGCGCATCCGCCTGAAGTGGTACGTCAGCCTGGCGCTGAAGTCCACGCTGTCCATCGCCCGCCTGAAGGGCATCACCAACATCTAATTTGCACTCATCCGTGAGTGTGATAAGATGAGCCAATCGGGGGCGAGGGAAACCTCGCCCCCTTTTGTTTGAACAAAGACCCCCAAGGGAAACCCATGCGAGTAATCATCACCGAGAAAGGCTTCGAGGGCTACACCGGCCCCCTGGGCATGTCGAACTTCACCAATGGCATCAGCGATGACCATCTGAGCGAGCACGAGCGGCTGCACCTGGGCGCGATCATGAATGTCGCTGAGTACGACGAAAAGGGCGACACCGATGGCGCCATCATCAACCCCGGCGTCAACTATGCCGAGACCTACCGCGTGAGCGCGCCCATCGTGGAGAAGGCCAAGACCCAAGCGGAGCTGAACGCCGAAGCCGCCCTGGCGGCGCCCGCCGCCGGCCCCGCGCAGGAAAGCGCTGACCAGGCGCAGACCACGGAAGCGACGACCCAGACCGAGTTGCCGGCGCTGCCCAAGTACACCCGCGAGGAGCTGGAGGTCATCGCCGACAAGGATGGCATCAAGGGCCTGCGCGCCATCAGCGACAAGCTGAACGTCAAGGACAGCTCCATCCCGGGCCTGATGGACAAGATCATCCAGGCCCAGTCCCCCAATCCCGAAATCCCTGGCGTCGCCGACGCCCCCGGGAAGTAAGCCATGATCCCGTCCTACCAGCCCAACACCGACATCATCGTGTCAGTCGATTACCCCATCGACGGCACCGCTCCGGTCGTGCCCACGCGCGTCGAGTATGAGGTGCTGGATCAGGACGGGGCCGTGCTCATCGCGCGCCGCGATGCGGTATCAGGCGAGCTGGCGGACAATGTGCTGTCGGTCGAAGTGGGCAATGCCCACAATGACCTTGCCGGCGCGCTTCGCGTCATGCGCAGCGTCCGCGCCTATTTCACGAAGGCCAGCGGGGCGATCCTGCCGGCGACCGTCCGCTATGTGGTGGAGGCCGCCGACCGCCTGATCGTGATGACAAACAGCTTCCAGACGCTCGACCAGGCTGCGCTGACCCGGATGGAAATGCCGGCACTCGACGGCTGGGACATGGCCGCCGAGGGCGAACAGATCGGCGCCATGGTCACCGCGTTCGACGCCATCTGCCGCATGACCTTCAAGTACCGCGTCTCGCAGGAGGCCATGGAATGGGACTCTGTGGCGGTCGATGAATTTGGACTTTACCGCTACGTCACCGACATGCGCTTGCGCGACATGGACGACTGGAACAGCTTCCCCGCCGACTTCCGCAAGGCGATGCAGCGCGCCCAGCTCTACGAGGCCAACACCAAGCTGGCCGGCGACCCCATTGGCGACAAGCGCGCCCTGGGCATCGTCTCCGAGAGCGTCGGCGAATCCAAGATGTTCTTCTCCAACAAGGCACCGCTGCGCCACCCGGTGGGCATGGACGCCTTGAATGTGCTCGCCCCTTACATCCACAGGAACAACCGTATCGGGAGGGGGTAATGCTGGACACCTTCAATGAAGCGACCTTGCGCGCGCAGGATCGCTACAGGGGCTTTCTGACCGGTCTCAGGGGCGCGCTCGCGGAAATCTCGACCACCGATGCGCGCGACATGCGCGCGCTTCTACAGCTTCGTCAGCGCGGTGCAGCCATGGCTGAGACCTACCTGCAGGCCGAGCACGATCTCTATCGCCAGGACCTCTACGCCGTGCAGTTGGCGGCGGACGCCGCCGCCCAGACCGATCTGACGGGGCAGGCGCAAGACGTGCCCTGGGACGACGCAGGCGACCTGACGGCGGATTGGTACATCCACGAGCTGGGTGCGCAGGCATGGCGCGACATCAACACGGTCGTCCACGCCCGCCGCCAGCAGGCGTTCGCCCCTGCCTTCACCTTCATGGATCGCCGTGGCCGCGTCTTCGGTGCAGATCAGCACATCGCCCAGATCGCCCGCCACGGGCTGGTCCTGTTTGGCGTGCAGACCTACGCCACGTCGGCTGCCGCCCTGGGCGCCAGCCAAGTCAGCGTGACCCACCCCGATCCCAGCCACAAGCACGCCGGCATGGCGGTCAACATCGAAGATTTGGAGGGCATCTTGTCCGAAGTGTTCCACCCCAACAGCCGAGCGTTTCTGAAAGCGGAGGCCGCCTAATGTTTATGCCCAACACAACCTGCAGCCTCTATATCCGCTCCGACGAGACCGACAATTTCGAGCGCTACACCTTCGCGCCCGTCGTCAAGGCGCGCTGCGCGGTGATCGACCTGGACATCACGGTCGAGAAGTCGAGCGTGCGCGCCGACACCTCCGGCTCGCGCGGCCAGGCCGACCAACAGCAGGGCAGTGCCATGCTCCTGTTCCCCAAGACCTCGACCATCAAGCTGGGCGACAAGCTGTTCATCGACGGCTTCTGGCTGGAGGTGACCAAGGTCTACCCCCGGCGCGCGGTCGTGGGCGGCATCGACCACATCGAAGTGACCTTCCGGAAGGCCGAGCCGGTGCCGTAATGGGCCTCAAGTGGAAGACCATGACCGCCCGCCAGCTCGCGGACGCCTTCGTTGACGCCGACGCCGCCGGCAAGGCCGCCGCCCTTGCGATGCTGGAACAGGAGACCGGCATCATGAAGGACATTTCGGTCAAGCAGGCGCCCAAGGACGACGGCGAGCTGGAAGACGCCCACAAGGTGGTCAAGCGCGCCAACGGGTCCGACAAGGTGACC